TATCACTACCGATATTCTAGGTGATACATCACCACAATTAGGTGGAGATTTAGATCTTAATAATAATGACATCACTGGAACTGGTGGTATTAATATCTCTGGTGTTTCTACGTTCCAAGGAGACGTTCGTATTATTGATGATCATCAATTAAGATTTGGAACTTCTGGTTCTGGAATCCTTCGGATTTATACAAACGGAACTAATTCATTCTTTAAACAGACTAGTGGTGATTTAAAATACGAACTTGCTAATCAATTCATAGTTCAAAAAGACACTGGTGATGAACCAATCGCAGTCTTTACTGCTGATGGATCAGTAGATCTTTACTACGACAACTCTAAGAAATTTGAAACCACTACCAATGGAATTACAGTCACAGGATCAATTGTAAAATCTGGTGGTACATCTGGTGAATTCTTAAAGGCAGATGGTTCTGTTGATAGCAATACTTATTTGACATCATTGGGTGATGCTATACAGGATGCTGACTTCACCAGTAATGGTTTCATGAAACGAACTGGTGCTGGAACATATACAGTTGACACAAATACTTATCTAACGTCATCAACAGTCACAACTGAAGGGACATGGACACCCGTATTTGAAGGTGCTGTTACGGCTGGAACCTATACTTATGGTACTCAGTTGGGGACCTACATTCAAATTGGAAATATGATTACTGCGACATGTAATCTTCTCAACATCGCCACGTCTAGTGCAGGATCTGGTATTATTCAAATAACAGGACTTCCTTCCTCTTCTTCAGCATCAAAGGGAATTCATGTAGGTTCCTGTACTTTGACTAAATTTAACACAGCAGCAGGAGTTATGAATGTGACTTGCGAAATTGCTGCTGGAACTGCAGTAGCTGTTATCAGACAGTGTGTTGATGGTGGAGCACTTGATGACTTGGAGGTTACGGACAAAGTAGATGACTTTGCGGATATTCGATTCACAATTACATATTTTACCTGATAATCATAAATAACCCTACGATTAACCTAATAAATAACTAGAAAATAAACGATCATGTCTGCAATTGTAACAGATCAACTTAGAATATTGAATGCAAAGAATTTCATTAGTGAAATTACTTCTGCTAACAATAATTATTACACATTTGTTGGATTAACAAATCCAAACGAATATTTGAGTACTTGGGATGAAGATCCTCCTGCACCAAAAGACAATTTTAACCAGGAGAATCATAACTGGGATACTATTATTGGTTTGAAAAAAGTTGATTCCAATAATGTTAGATTCGCCTTGAAGAAAAATACCTGGACATCAGGTATTACCTATGATATGTACAGACATGACATCAATCGTGATAACTTATCGCAACCATCACTAGCAACTAGTCTATACTCTGCAAATTTTTATGTTGTAAACAAGGACTTTAAAGTTTATGCTTGTTTGCAAAATGGGACAGATCCAGAAAACCCAAATGGCAGACCATCACTTGATGAACCAACATTCATTGACCTAGAACCAAGAAGTGCTGGTACAAGTGGTGATGGATATATTTGGAAATATCTTTTTACAATTAATCCAAATGATGTTATTAAGTTTGATACTCTAAATTATATCACAGTTCCAACTGATTGGGATACAGCAGATGAATATCAATCAGTTAGATTAAATGCACAAAACAGTGGTCAATTAAAAATTGCAACAGTCAAATCTAGAGGTGTTGATGTAGGATCACCAAACCAAGTTTACACTTGCAATATTGTTGGTGATGGCACTGGCGGTGAAGCAACAATCGTAGTTGATAACCAATCAAAAGTTGATTCTATTACTATTTCAAATGGTGGATCTGGATATACATATGCACGTGTTGACTTAACAACTGGAAACTTCCCAACCAGTTCTACGACTACTCCAACCTTTGATGTTATGATTCCACCAAAAGGTGGTCATGGTGCGGACATCTATAGAGAACTTGGATGTACAAAAGTCTTAATTTATTCTCAAATTAAGAATGATGCTACAAATCCAGACTTTATTGTTGGAAATAGAGTTTCAAGAATTGGAATTATTGCAAATCCAGAAGAATTTGATTCAACCGAAACTCTTCAAAGCAATCAAGCAAGTGCGTTATATGCACTAAAACTCACTGGTGTAAATGCGGCAGGTGACTATATTAATGCAGTATTTGATGCAAATGCAACTGTTACTCAAACAGTATCTGCTGGAACAACAGCAATTGGTAGGGTTGTTTCTTATAATAAAAATACTGGTGTTTTGAAGTACTGGCAAGATAGAACTTCTTATGGATTTGATTTTGATTTACAAAATACCGATGGTACAGGAACATATGGAAATGATCTGATCGAATTTACTTCAACTCCAGGAACTGGTGGAAGTTTAAATATTACTGGATCTAATCAAGATCTTAAGATTGATACGTCATTTAGTGATGATAAATTCGTCATAAATAACCTAAGTTACTATCTTGGACAGACATTCACAAATGGTGTTTCTAACCCAGAAGTGAAAAAATATTCTGGAGATTTGGTTTATGTTGATAATAGACCATCTATTACAAGATCTGAAAACCAAAGAGAAGATATCAAAATCGTATTGCAGTTCTAAAGAATTATGCCACAGCTAACTAATCTCAACACATTTCCTTACTTTGACGATTTTGATGAGTCAAATAATTTTTATAAGGTGTTGTTCAAACCTGGACAACCTGTTCAGGCTAGAGAGCTTACAACTCTACAGAGTATTGTCCAAAATCAAGTAGAGCAGTTTGGCAATCATGTCTTTAAAGAGGGATCTGTAGTAATTCCTGGATCTTTAGTTGTAAGAGCAGGCCAATGTGTTTTACAACTTGAAAAAACTTTCAATGGTTTAGATGTAACACAATATCTAGATCAATTAGTTGGAAAGACCATTGTTGGTTCAGATAGTGGTGTAAAAGGAAAAGTTGAAGGATATCAAGGGGAGTATATAATTGTTAGTTTATTTGAAACTGGTGAAGATAATGAACTGGAAGATTTTTTAACAGATGAAGATATTTTTGTTGAAGAATCTATTCCTCTAACTGATGCTGCCATTACTAGTTTTGCTGCAGGTGCTTCAGTAGCAACAGTTCAGTCAGTTGAGGAAGGATGTGTTGCAAAACTTACAGAAGGTGTATTTTATTTAAGAGGATATTTTGTAGAAGTTTCAGAACAGTTTCTAATTGTTTCTGTAGATGATCCAACACCAACATTCACATTAGGTTTTTCTGTTGAAGAAACTTTTGTTTCTTCTTTTGATGATGAGTCACTCTATGATAACTCACAAGGATTTGTTAACTATGCTGCTCCTGGTGCTGATCGACTAAAACTTGAAGCAAAAATGATTGCGGTTGAGTCTGATGGTGAAATTCCTCAAGATTTTATTGAATTAGCTCAAGTAGAAGGTGGAGCAATTAGATCTTCAAAAGTTGAAAATCCAGAGTATAATATTCTTGCAGATGAAATGGCAAGAAGAACATATGATGAAAGTGGTGACTATTATGTAAAACCATTTACTTTAGATGTAAGAAATAGTTTAAACGATTTTAAAGGAAGTGACGGTGTATATGTTGAAGACGAAACTACAGTATCTGGAGAAACTCCAAGAGATGATTTAGCGGTATATCAAATTTCAGCAGGTAAAGCTTACGTTCAAGGTTATGAAGTAAATATTCCCTCTGGTTTTTCAATAGACATTGAAAAACCAAGAACTACAAAAGAATTTAAATCTCAAGCAGTAGAATATGCAACTGGTTCTACATTGAGAATCAATAATGTATATGGTGCTCCAAAAATTGGACTATCAACAACATATACAGTATCCCTTAGAAGTGAAAGAGTTGGAGCAGCTGCAACAATTGCAGCAGGTAAAGAAATTGGTCTAGCAAGAGTTTATGACTATGCTCTTGAAACTGGATCTTATGATGCTTCAAATCCACTCACTAATTCATTTGATTTAACATTATTTGATGTTGTCCCATTTACAGACCTAACTCTAAACCAAAATCTAACATCTCAGCAGATACCTACATTCATCAAAGGTAAATCTAGTGGTGCTGTTGGTTATCTCAGATATGAAGCAACAAATACTGGCATCATTACCGCATATAACGTAACTGGTAACTTTATTAAAGGTGAAGAACTAATCTTCAATGGTGAAGATAGTGACAGAATTGTTCTGACTTCAACAAACTATGGTATTTCTAATGTTAAGTCAGTTCATGGTGAAATTGGAATTACTACATTCTCTGGTGACGTAAGACAGACTGCTGTATTAGAATTGGGTCTATGTGAGCTCAGTGCTGGTGGAGCAACCATAACACAGGCAGACAGAGACTTTACAAAAGATTTTGTTGTAGGTGATCTAATTTCATTTAGAAAATCTGGTGATACTCTATCAACACTCAACAGAGTAACAGCAGTAACTGCAGATGACTTAACTGTAGAAGCAACACAAGCAGTTACAGGTGTTCATAATGGAGCATTATTTGGTAATGGAGATGTCAACATTACCAAAGTAAATACACAACTAGGTGATAACGGATCTGATACTTTATATACTTCATTACCAAAAGAAAATGTAGCAGATGTAACTTTAACAGATTCTATAATCACCATTAGAAAAGTTTTCAACGAACCAATCGTTGTTGACGAAACTGGTGGAAGATTAACAATTCTTCCTGCTGATCTTGAAACTGGTGAAACATTCTTACCATTTGATGAAGAAAGATATATTGTTATCAATGCAAATGGTGAAACTGAAGCATTAACTGAAGATAAATTCACAATTACAAGTGGAAGTAGAGAGTTAATTATCAAGGGTCTAAGTGTTATTGGTTCAGCAACCCTAGTTGCTACACTGAAGAAATCTGAAGTAAAAGCACAAAATAAGATTAAGAATAGAGTTAAAACTGTTCTAGTAGATAAGTCTTCTGTTGCAGGATCTGGTATTGGTGCAACCACACTAAATGATGGTTTGACATATGGCAATTATCCATATGGAACAAGAGTTCAAGATGATACAATCTGTCTCCTAGAACCAGATGTAACCAAAATTCATGCAATTTACGAATCATCTACAACAGGAACACCTCAATTACCAAGACTTACTGTAAGTGATATTAGCAGTTTTAATGCAAGTATTGAAGATGCTTTAACTGGTGAAGAACTTGTTGGTACTACCAGTAATTGTGTTGCTATTTTAGTAAATAAAATAAGTTCATCAACTATTGAAGTAGTCTACACAAATGGTAAGGAATTTGCTGTAGGTGAAGACATTATATTTAAAGAATCTTCAATTCTTGCAAAAATAGATGTAATTGTTGATGGTGATAATGATATTACTGGAAAATATTCTTTCGATAATTCATCAAAAGCAACAATTTATGATTATTCTAGAATTACTAGAAAACCAAATACAAAACCACCAACTAAAAAAATAATCATAGCATATGAATACGCAAGTATTGATAGTTCAGATACTGGAACTTTAGTAACTGCTAATTCTTATGAAAATTTTGATTACTCAAATATTCCAACAATTGATGGTGAAAGGCAGAGTGATATTATTGATATTAGACCAAAAGTTAAATCATATTCAGTATCCGAAGGTGTTAGATCTCCATTTGAATTTTTAGGTAGATCTTTTGATTCAACTCAAAATAGTAATTTAAGTATACTAGCGTCAGACGAGTCAATTAATCTCGATTATTCAATTTACTTGGGAAGAATTGATAGACTGTACCTAACGAAGCAAAAATCTTTCCAAGTTGTTCAAGGAACTCCTGAGGAAACTCCAGAACCACCAGTTCCTATAGACAATGCAATGGAGGTTGCTGTAATAACATATCCTCCATATTTGACCGATGTAAAAGATGCAAAAGTATCTCTTCTAGATCATAAGAGATATAGAATGCAAGATATTGCATTATTGGAGAAGAGAATTGCAAATCTTGAGTATTACACTCAATTATCTCTATTAGAAACAAATACTGCAAATCTAGAAATTAAAGACTCTGATGGAGCAACTAGATTTAAGTCTGGTTTCTATGTTGACAACTTTACATCGACAACAAACCAAATTAAATTTGGTGCTAAGAATTCAATTGATCCAGAAAATAATGAATTAAGACCTTCTTCCTATACGACAGAACTTGACCTAATTTTAGGTTCAACTGCTTCTACTGGAGTCAATGGAGTTCTTGATCCCAATTCTGATATACGTTTTGCTGAAGACCTTATTGCTGAAAATATCAGAAGATCTACTGTAGATCCAAATGGAAGTGCTGGAACGGATGGTATGGGTGTTATCACCCTAGATTATGAAGAAGTTACAGCAGAAGAGCAACTAACAGCAACAAGAGTTGTAAATGCTGCACCATACTTTGTTGATTTTTATACTGGTCAAGTCACACTTAATCCTTCTTCTGATATTTGGGTTGAACAGTCAAGAATTGAAACTCAAACTATTGAAGGATTAATTGGTGGTGTTACTCAGACAAATATTAGAGCAACTCCCGCAGACTTAGATCCTCAAGCAGGTTGGTCTCCAACATTATGGGGTGGTTGGAATAGAAACTGGACTGGAAGAACAGTAACTAGAAGAACGGTATCTGCTAGAGACTCTCAAACACTACGTGGTGGTCGTGGCACAAGACCAGGAAGAGCTACTGTAAGTGCATCTGCAACTGTACAAACAGTTACTAGAACAGGAACTGCAACTCAACAAGGTTTCTCTCAAAGAATAAGATCAGTACCTGGAAATAGTATCAATCTTGGAGACAAACTTGTATCAAGTGATGTTTCCTCATTCATGAGATCAAGAAATGTTGAAATAATTTCAAAAGGTATGAAACCTCATACCAGATTGTTTGCATTCTTTGGAGCATCAAGTGTAACTAGGTATTGTGTACCAAAACTTCTAGAAATTGAAATGATTTCTGGAACATTTGCTGTTGGTGAAACTGTTACTTCTGCTGGAGCAAATTCAAGAATACCTGGTGTATCTCAAGATCTACCATACATTACATTTAGAGTTGCTGATGCTCACCACAGAACTGGACCATTCAATGATCCCCAAGATGTTTATACAATAAATCCTTACACACGTGAGGAAATGCCTGATCTATATTCTACAACATCATCCACATTGAATGTTGATTTAGCATCAATGGCATTGGCTCCAAGTGGTCAATATTTTGGTTATATAACCGAAGGAATGATTCTTCAGGGTAGAACTAGTGGTGCAAGAGCAAGAATTACGACTTTAAGACTTACTAGTGACAACGTTGGAATGATGCAAGCATCATTCTATATTCCAAATCCCAATGCACAAGGAACTCCTAAGTTTAAGACTGGTAATGTAACATTTAAACTTAGTGATGCGGATACATTAGATCCAGTCGAAGGTGTTGCATACACTGGTGGTGAAAAAGATTTCTTTGCTCAAGGTACTATTAATAATGTTCAAGGTCAAGTAATTTCTACAAGAAATGTAGAGGTTACTAATGCATATACGCAACAATCTAGACCTATCAGAAGACGGAGAGAAACTCTCGTAAATCTAGATGTTGATCTAGACGTTACACTTCCACAACCTGTACCAATTCCTCGTCCACAACCACGTCCTAGACCACAACCACGTCCTAGACCACAACCTAGACCACAACCATCACCATCACCTAGACCTAGCCCTAGACCTGTACCAAATCCAGTACCAAATCCACGTCCAGCTCCTAGACCTAGACCAAATCCACGTCCAAGACCAACACCACGTCCTAGACCTAGACCTAGACCACAACCACGTCCTAGACCTAGACCCATACCTAGAAGACCTGTAGCGAGACGACCTAGACCAAGGCCACGTCCTAGACCAAGACCTAGACCAAGGCCACGTCCTAGACCAAGACCTATAGTTAGAAGAATCACCAGACGTCCTAGACCAAGACCAAGACCAAGGCCAAGAATACCTAGACCACCTAGACCACGCAGAAGAAGAGATCCTATTGCACAGTCATTTATGGTTGGTAATGCAGCAGATCCTACTGGCATCTTTGCTACATCAGTCGATCTATTCTTCAGAACAACATCAACAACAGGACAAACTTGTTTCGTTGAATTGAGACCTATGGTAAATGGTCTTCCTTCCGCAGAAGTTATCTACCCAATGTCTCAGGTTGTCTTGACAGGTGAGCAGATCGAAGTTTCTGAAGATGGAACTGTTGCAACAACTGTAACATTCCCAGCACCTGTTTACTTGGAAGGTAACAAGGAGCATTGCGTTGTCGTTGGTTCTAACTCAACAGACTTTACACTATGGGCATCTAGACTAGGTGAAGTTGATGTTACAACATTGGCACTTCCAGAATCTCAGCAAGTTCCAATTACCAAGCAGTCATCTCTTGGTTCTATGTTTAAGTCTCAGAACACTTCTACTTGGACACCAAGTCAGTATGAAGATCTTAAGTTTAGACTTAACAGAGCAAATTTCGTAGAGGAAGGATCTGTCAGTTTCTTTAACCCAGATCTATCTACTGGAAATAGACAAGTAGCAACACTTAAAAAAGATTCTCTAGAAATGGATTCTAGAAGAATTATTGTTGGACTTGGTACAACTGCAAGAAATTGGGGTGAACTTATCGTTCCTGGAAACACTGTTATTCAAGATGGTTCAAATGCATCTGGTAATTATGTGATGGGTCTTGGCATTGCTACTGGCACAATGTCAGTCACTAATGCTGGACTTGGACTTACACCTTCCACTGGTTTCTTCCAATATAATAATGTCCCACTAACCAAACTAACTGGTAGAGGTGAAAATGCAACTGCAAATATTCATGTAAACAATGGTGTTGCAGCTGCTGCTACAATTTCTGACGGTGGCAATGGTTTCAAAGTTGGTGATGTTCTAACTGCTACTATTGGTGGTGGAGTTGGTAGAAATCTGCAACTTTCCGTAACAGATACTTTCGGTATCAGTGAACTTATTCTTGACCAGGTTCAAGGTAACTTTACTGTTGGTGGTGGAAATACCTTGAGATATATCAATTCAAGTGGTGTAACTACTGAGTTCACTGATCAAGGATCCACAGATGTTCTAGTTGCACCAAGAGTAGTAACTGATGGATTGCACATTAAGGTAAATCATCTAAACCATGGTATGCACGCAGACACAAACACTGTTACCATTGATAATGTTTCTTCTGATGTTCCTGTCGTAAGACTTGAAGGTGATTATCTACTCAATGCTACTGATGATCTTGTTATCTCAGATGCATCCAACTTTGAGAACTTTGAGGGTGTTGGTGTAGGAACCACTAACCCAGGTTATATTAGAATTGAAGATGAAATTATTTCTTATACTTCAGTAACTGGTAATACTCTTGGTGGCATTACTAGACGTGTTGATTCTACATTTGGTGGCGCATACGAAGATCAATCTATCGTCGAAAAATATGAAACTGCTGGTATTTCTCTAAGAAGAATTAATAAGGATCATGCACTACAAGATGCAACTGTAACTGAGGATGTTGGTCTTGACCACTACACTCTCAGAATTGATACCTCTGCAAATGGTATTGATAGATCAACTTCAGCATCATTCCCAGCATTGTATGCAAATGAATCCAAATCTGCTGGTGGTGAAGGTATAACTGCTACACAGAATATTCACTATGAAGTCATGAAACCTATTGTTCAGTCAATGGTTCTTCAAAGAACTAATCTGACTGCTAGAGCAAGAACAGTTAGTGGATCTAGTATTAATGGTAATGAAGTTTCATTCTTAGATGCTGGTTATCAATCAATCAATCTTGATGATGATAACTACTTCGATACACCAAGAATGATCCCATCTAAGGTAAATGCAGATTCTCTATTAACAACACTACCAGGAAATAGATCATTTGAACTTGAACTTAATATGACATCATTTGATCCTAGACTATCCCCAGTGATTGATATGGATAGAATTGGTGCGGTATTCGTTTCTAATAGAGTTAATAATGTAGTAACTGATTTCATTACTGATCCACGTGTAGCAACTATTGAGGAAGATCCTAGTGCGTTCATATATGCAACCAAACCAATTGGTCTAGAAATTCCAGCAAGTAACATTAAGTTACTATGTTCTGCATATATTAATAACTTCTCTGATATCAGAGCATTCTATGCATTAACTAATGATCCATCAGAAACACTAATTTATTATCCATTCCCTGGTTATGATAACTTACTTGAAAGTGGTCAGGTAATTGATTCTTCTAAGAACAGTGGTAGACCAGATAAGTTGGTTCCACCAACAGATAATAAAGGATTTGCATCTACTGAATTAACATTCAAAGATTATACCTTTACTATTGAAAATCTACCATCATTCAAGTTCTTCAGTGTGAAACTAGTTGGAACATCAACCAACCAGTGCTACCCACCAAGAATTCGTGACCTACGAGCAATCGCATTCGCATAACATGTACCTAAAAGTAGAAAATCACTCAGATCTATATCGTGATTCATCCACAAATGCAATTGTCAATACTAACATGACAGAATACCAGAACTATATGAACTCCCTCAAACACAAAAAGAGGGAGGTGAAAAGAATGGAAAAACTTGAAAATGATGTTAAATCCGTCAAGGATGATCTCAAAGAAATTAAGGATCTTCTCAAATGTCTAATCAAAGAATAACATTTAACCCTAATGTTAATGCACCATATGGAGTAAATTTCTCAATTTACCCAGGTTCTGATCTAAAAGTAAATTTCACTACTTATAATATGAGTAGTGGAAGATATGACTTTGACGGTTGGTCAGGTTCTGCTCAAATGTCTAAAAGTGTATCCATTGGTTCAACAATGTATGCACATGGAACATTTGATTTTAGTTTTACAAGTGCATCAAACGGTGAATTTAAAATTGCAATGGGTTCATCAGTTACTAGAGCACTGACTTCTGGAAGATATTATTATGATATATTGGTAAGTTCTGGGACTACAACATATAAAATTGTAGATGGAAATATCATGGTACAACCAGGTATTTCTTCTGCTCCCTAAATAATTTTAAAGCTGTAATAAAATGGCACAACCATCATCTAGACAAGATCTAATTAACTATGTCAAGAGACAATTGGGTGCTCCTGTTCTAGAAATCAATGTTGCTGATGAGCAGATTGATGATCTAGTTGATGATGCTTTGCAATATTTCCACGAAAGACATTTTGATGGTGTAGTTAGAACATATTTAAAGTATAAAGTAACACAAGACGACATAGATCGAGGAAGATCTAGAGGTGGTCAAACAGTTTCTGGCATCACTACTGATACTGTAACACAAACTGTTGGTGGAACTTCATCATTCGCATTTGAAGAGAATTCAAACTATCTACCAGTTCCAAGTTCTATTACTGGTGTAAATAAGATCTTCAGAGTTCAATCATCATCTGCAACTAGTGGATCAATGTTTAGTGTGAAGTATCAGTTGTTTTTGAATGATCTCTATTATTGGGATTCTATTGATCTTCTTCAATATTCAATGGTTCAATCAAAACTTTCTGATATCGATCATCTGTTAAATCCACTCAAGCATTTTAGATTTAATCAAAGACAAGATCGTCTCTATATTGATGCAGATTGGGGAACACTTATCGAAAATGATTACTTAGTTATCGATTGTTGGAGACTTCTTGATCCGAGCACATATACTCAAGTATGGAACGATTCGTTCCTTAAGATGTACCTGACTGCCCTTGTGAAGAGGCAATGGGGTCAAAACCTCATGAAGTTCCAAGGAGTAAAACTTCCAGGTGGTGTAGAACTTAATGGTCGTCAAATGTTTGATGATGCAGAAAAAGAACTTGAAAGGATTAGAGAGAAGATGTCATCCACATATGAACTTCCACCTCTAGACATGATCGGTTGATACCATGTTAAATCCCTATTTTCAACAAGGTTCACGAAGTGAACAGAATTTAGTCCAAGACTTAATCAATGAACAGTTGAGGATGTATGGTGTAGAAGTATACTACATCCCAAGGCAATATCTAACTAAAAATACTGTAATTGAAGAAGTAATTCAATCAGAGTTTACGAGTGCATATCCAATTGAGGCATATGTCAACAATTATGATGGTTATGATGGGCAAGGAACATTATTATCTAAATTTGGTATTACAGATCTAGATGATTTAACTCTCATCATCTCTAAGGAGAGATATGAGCAATATATCACACCTCTGATTAGAGATCTTCCTAATATTGAATTAGCAACTAGACCAAAAGAAGGTGATCTAATCTATTTCCCATTTGGTGATAGATTGTTCGAGATTAAGTTTGTTGAGCATGAGCAACCATTCTATCAACTCCAGAAAACTTATGTCTATGAGTTAAGATGTGAACTATTCAGATATTCTACAGAAGTTGTCGATACTGGTGTAGATAAGATTGATGATAACTTTACCGATCAAGGATATATTCAAACATTCACCACTGCTGGTGCGGGTGAAACTGCTGCAGCATATGCAGGCATCGTTGATGGTGCTTTGAGTGGAACATTCTACTTCTCAGACAAAGGTTATGGATATAATAAACCAGTAACTGTAGCTATATCTACTGCACCTACAGGTGGTGTAAATGCTTCTGGTATCGTTACTGGAAGAACTACATATGGTTCTGGTGGAGCTGAGTTCTTAACAATTCAAGGAATAGAGTTGGTAAATCCAGGTGCTGGATATACTATTGCACCAACTCTTGCTATTAGTGGTAGTACAACGGGAGTTGGAGCAGCTGCCACTGTCGGTATTGTAACTATGGGTGCAGTTGGTATTGTTACTGTTACTAGTGTTGGAGCTAATTTCGTTGAAGAACCAACAGTAACATTCTCAGCACCACCTGGTGCTGGAACCACTGCAACTGGCAGGGTAATTCTTTCTTCAAATAATACTGTAAGTGCAGTTAGAATTACTAACGTTGGATCGGGTTATACAGTTGCTCCTTCTATTACCTTTGGGGAACCAAATCAAATTGCAAGTGGAAACTTTGAATATAATGAGATAGTAACAGGAACTTCTGGAGTTACTGGAAGAGTTAAGTCCTGGAATGTTGGAACTAGAAAATTACGTCTCTCAAATCTATCTGGTGACTTCTCAAATGGTGAAGTAATCACTGGTGGAACATCTGGAGCACAACATAAAATTGTTATCCTAAATACTATTAGCGATAATCCATTAGTCGATGATAACACTTATGATGTTCCAGAGACATCAACGAGTGTAGAAGAAACAAATCCATCAAGTAGTTACGACGAAAACGTTGCAATTCAATCTGAAGGTGATGATCTTCTCGACTTCACAGAAAGAAACCCATTCGGAAGAGTATAGTAGAGTTCTATCATGTTTGAATATTATTACCACGAAATTCTGAGAAAGATTGTTATAGGATTTGGTACGCTCTTTAATGATGTAAACATTAAGACTACTGATGCTAATAATAATGTTACTAATAGTGTAAAAGTTCCTCTTGCGTATGCACCTCAGCAGAAATTTTTAGCAAGACTAGAACAAGCAGAAGATCTGAACAAAACGACTCAGATCACATTACCAAGAATGTCATTTGAGTTTGTTGGTTTACAATATGATTCTTCCAGAAAAGTAACTACCACTCAAAAAATTCTTGTACCGTCTCCAGCTGGAGATAGCACAGTTAAACAGGCATTTATGCCTGTTCCATACAACATGTCATTTGAACTCAACATTTATACGAAGTTGAATGATGACATGCTCCAGATTGTAGAACAAATTTTACCATATTTCCAACCACAATATAATCTAACTATCGAATTAGTTGATGAAATGGATGAAAAGAGAGATATTCCAATTATCTTGGAAGGTATCTCTATGGATGATCAATATGAAGGGAATTTTGATACTAGAAGAGCACTTATCTACACTCTGAGATTTACTGCAAAGACATACCTATTTGGTCCTGTTGCAAAAGATATCTCTACCAAGATCATCAAAAAGGCTCAAGTTGCTTACTATGCATCTTCTACTGGTACTAATGACGGAACTCCAGGAGATCCAAGTAAGTCCACAAGAGATGTTACATACTCTGTTGAACCAGAAGCAAGAAGAGAATACGATGAAGTTACTCTCACAACTACTTCAAAAAATATTGATAAGACAGACGAAATCCTCGAATTTAATTCCATTCAAAATATCAATCTTGCCTCATACATTACAATCAATGATGAAGTGATGTATGTCAAAGCAAAATCAGACACTGAAAATACTATTCTTGTCAGAAGAGCACAGAATGGAACAAGAGCAGAAGTGCATGTATCTGGTTCAAAAGTAACTGAGATTACAAGGTCAGATAGTATCAGATTCTATGCTGTAGGAACTGGTGATAACTTCGGATTTGATGGAGAGTTCATCTAATGGCAAAATTTGACGATCTAAACGAGACTTTTAATATTGAAGAGGAGGCACCTATTGTTGAGGTAGATGCTTCTTCTGAGATTGTTGAAGAACCTAAAAAAGAAAAACCTGTCAAGAAAGATGATGTAACAAATGACTATGAATATACAAGAGGTAACTTATATTCAATCATAGAAAAAGGTCAAGAAGCAATTAATGGTATTCTTGAATTAGCACAAGAAACAGAAACACCAAGAGCATATGAAGTTGTTGGTCATTTGATCAAGAATGTTTCTGATGCTACTGATAAATTATTAGATCTTCAGAAGAAAATGCATGAGTTGGAGCAGGATACTAAAAAACAAGCACCAACAACTGTCAATAATGCATTATTCGTAGGATCAACTGCGGAATTATCGAAACTTTTGAACAAAAATGCTTTTGAAAATATACAAAATGAAACCTTGAATAAATAGACAAAAGAAGGTTTGAGTAACTTTACGCGGAGTTGAGATGAATACAAGTCCAACAATTAGGTTAAAAAGATCTCTAACCGAAGGATCTAAACCTACATTACAACAACTAACCTATGGAGAGTTAGCCATCAATCATTATGATGGTACGGTTTATGTTCGTCAAGATACTGAAGGTGTTGGTATTGCAACTAGAGTTGTCTCAGTTGGTGCTGGTAGAAGTATTGGTAATACATTTTTTGTAACTGTAGAAGGTAGTGATTTAAATAGTGGACTATCCCAGCAAGATGCTTTTGCAAGTATTAAAAAAGCATCTGAATCTGCACAACCAGGTGACACCATTAAGGTATCGGCAGGTCTTTATACCGAAGATAATCCCATTGTTCTCAGAGATAATGTATCTGTCGAAGGTTTTGAATTAAGAAACTGTTATATTGCCCCACTCAACTCAAATCGAGACTTATTCCATATTAATAATGCATGTCACCTAACTGACCTAGCATTCATTGGTAAAGGTGCTGATATTGGTGGTGGTTCTAAAGGTGTTCCTCAAGGTGGTTCTGAACCTGGTTTCCTTGGTGAAGCAATGCAAAGTGACAAAGCAGTTATTGCCTTTGTTCCACTTGAAGGTGTTGCGGTAGATAGATATTTTGACGGTGCGAGAATGATCCGTCAAAATGCAGACTATATTGCTGGTGAAGCAGTTGGTTTCCTTACCAGTGGATTTAGTGGTATTGCTGGATCTCATAGAGCACAAGATGCTGCAAGACTTATCGATCTAAATGCAGAATATATTGCAGCAGAAGCAGTAGGATTTATTACCAGTGTCAATTATGATGGTGGTGCATTCTCATTGTCTATTAGTTCGGTAACTGATTGTAGAGATGATGTTCATGATGTTCTAGAAGCAGTTGCTCATGATTTAAGAGCAGGATATAGAGATGGAGTTCAAGCAAATCTAAAATCTGTAGGTGCTGCACAATCTTATTTTGTTGGTGGAGCACTTGCTCACATTTTAGGTGTTGGTGTTTCTGAAGCAACTATTGCTGCTCTAGATCGTGCTGCTGGTATTGCTACTTTTGTTATCAATAACAAACCATATGGTTTTGAAACTGAAGGGGTTGCGAGAGTCATAAGTGGATTTGAATATACACCAACCACTGGTGTTTCAACAGTAACTACAGTAGTTGGTCACGGATTAAGCACTTCAGATCATGTTAAACTTGCAGACTTAGAATTTACCTGTCCTGGTGGTTCTGGTATTACAACTACTATTTTCCCAGATGGTAGCAGCCCATCTGGATTTATTTACAAAATTGACCCAGATGGTTTATTCAATTCCAATCAATTTGTTATTAACGTAGGTATCTCTACAATTGAACACACATATGTTCCAAGTAGTGGAACTGCAACAACAATTACTCAATATAGTGAATTTGAAGGTCAGCAACAATTTGATACTGGTGCTGCTGCAGGAACTCCACTTCGTGGTGAGAACGTTGTTGGTAATGGTATCTGTCTCAACGTCAACAATGATATTACAGAACTGGTAGGAATTGTAACCAGTGCAATTGGTGCAGGTAATACTGATAGTCTTCCAGGTATTACAACTGGTATGAGATTGGAGCAAAACAAGTGTCGTCGTGATGTTGCTAAGATCTTAAAAGCAGTTTGCTATGATATTACCCGTGGTGGTAATACTAAAGTTATTGGTGCAGGTAAGTCTTATTTTGATGCAAACGGCAATAGACTATCAGGAATCTTAGTTGATCCAGATGAATATGAGCAATCTGTTATTGCACTAGAATATTCAAAAGATTTATCGAGAAGAATTATTAATAATGTAAGAGATGGTTCTTATACCATTGGAACTGCATTCAATATTAGTGCGGGTGATTATCACGCACCTTCAGGTATCATTACAGTAACAACTAGTGTTGGTCATGGACTAACTTCTAAAGATACTGTTAAACTTGCTGGTCTTGGATTTAGTTGTGCTGCTCATAGCAATGTAATTAGCATTTCCAACTTTGAATATGATAAAGCATCTGGTTTCAGCACTATTACCTTAGCATCTGATCATGGACTAAGTTCTGGTGATGAATTTGAAATGTTTGATGTTGCATTCACTTGTCCTGGTGGATCTGGAATTACAACAACTATTTTCCCAGATGGTGGAGCAACAAATGGTGGTGGAGGAGGTGACTACATCTTCGACGCATATGTAGGAACTGCAGGAAATATAATTTATACTAACGTTGGCATCTCTACTATTGATCACACCTATGATACTGGTGGTGAAGTACGAATTGGTGTTACTACAACACTTTTCCCAGATGGAACATTTGGTGATTATTTTGAAGTCAAGGATTACGTCTCAGATACTCAATTAGCAATTAATGTTGGTATATCAACTATTGCTCACACGTATCAAAGTGGTGGTACTATTCAGAAGACAAGAACTTTTAGACCAGATATTGGACAAATCCGAGACATAAGTATTCAGAGTGATCCTGATACTGGCAATAACAATACTGTTGGTAACTGTAAGAATGTTATTTCTGCTGTCAATACTGCTATCGGAGTTGCTACTGCACTTATTGAGGATGGATTTAGAGCACTTCAAGACCCTCAATATCTAACTCCAACAAATGCCACTTATGATCCAGTTGGTGGTGCTCTTACAATCACTTCCGCAGGACATGGATTAATTTCTGGTACTGATAAAGTAAAAATTGCTTCAAATTCACTTCAATTTACATGCAGTTCTGATGGTAATGTAACTACAATTGGTTATCCAGATAAAACTAGCCCAATATTTGATAAATTTGTAGGAATTTCCCAAACAACTGCAAATACATTTACTATTAATGCTGGTAGTATTGCAGGATTCGGATCAACCTATATCCATACATTTGTTGCTGCAGTTGCAGATGCAGTTAATTATGGTGGTTCTGGTATTTCTACCAGATTCCCAGGAAATAATGGAGCAGGTTCTAACTTTGAAAATGACCCATCATTCTCTCCTGGTACTGATGGACCAGTTCTAAAAGGTCCATATATCAGAAACTGTACCAACTTCATTGAAAATAGTATTGGAATGAGAATCGATGGATTTGATGCAGATCCTGGTGATAAGGATGAATTAGGTGTACAAGGTTCAATGAGTGTTGACTCATACACTCAATATAACCAGGGTGGTATCGGTGTATCTATCACTAATGGTGCATATGCTCAGTTGGTATCTATCTTCACCATCTGCTGTAATGAAGCAATTGTAACCCTAACTGGTGGTCAGTGCGACCTTACAAACTCTAACTCTTCCTTCGGTGAGTTTGGTCTAGTTTCTAAGGGTGTTGGTGATGAAAACTCTAGTTCTAACTACAGACAAACTGCCGAGGTTGTCAAGGTAGGTGATCCTGGAAGAACAAATGCTCAGGGTCCATATGATATTGGTGATAGAAAAGTTACTCTTCAAGGTATTGGAACACAAAGACCTTATGATGGTCAGACACTATTCTTTGATGAACTCTACTTATCCGTAGAAAAAGTCAAGATTACTAATCCAGGTTCTGGGTATGAAGGTGCTGTTCCTGGAGTTGTATTTGCTGATCCAACGGGTCCAGATGGTATTACTGCACAGGGTATTCCAATTATCGAAGATGGTTCAGTTACTGATTTCTTAGTTGCTAACTCTGGAACTCAATATCAAACAACTCCAGCAATTACAATTGCAGCACCACCAGCTGGTGGAGTACAAGCAACTGCTGTAGTTGAGAGAATGCAGCCATTATACTTTAAGGTTGCTTCTGCAACATTACCTCACAATGGCATCTCAACTATCACAATGAGTCAAGGACTAAATAATGATTTAGTAGGGGGTGAAGTTGCCTACATAACTCGTCAGAGTTTGCAGATTACATCTTCACACTCATTTGAATATGTTGGTGCAGGAAACACAATCCTCACTGCAAGACCTTCGGTTGGAGGCATCATTGTTCAAGATAATGAGGTTGTTCAGGAAGATGGTGGTCTCGTAGTTTACACAAGTACGGACCAAGCAGGTAACTTCAGAATTGGTGATGGTATTCAAATTGATCAGGCAACTGGAACCATCTCTGGTCGTGTTTATATTAAATCATTGTTCAACAGCGTCACACCATTTATTCTAGCACTAGGAGGTTAAATCATGGCAGCAGTTGCAGTTAATAACTTTAAAACAGTTACTCATTCATTATCTACTGGAGCACCAACAGTAATTTACACTGCTCCAACTGGTTATACTTCAGTATTTTTGCTTCTCCAAATTACAAATACTGATTCACAAACTCAAAAATTTAGTTTGTACCACAGGAGAGAAAGTACTGATACTGCACTACAATTGGATTCACCAATTGTTTCTAAAGACAGTCTTGATGTATTACCAGGAAAACTTGTATTACAAACTGGTGATAAGATAGCAATTAATGCATCTTCATCTAGTGGTGTATTGAAACTGATAGCATCAATTCTTGAAACTTCTAACTTCTAATAATATAAGGGTAAAACAATCATGCCATCACGTAGACGATTTACATCTGGTAGAGAAACTGAATTAGCACTTGGTATACCGAATTTTTCTGCGACTAATACTGTTCTAGAAGTAACAGAAGGACGAGTTGGATTTGGTACTACATCAGCATATCACCAACTTACCGTTAATGGTGATGTGCAAATTCAAAATGAATTGTATGATTTTACTGGATCTCCAGGTGAAGCAGGATTATCTTTAGTTTCTACTGGTGCTTCCGTTAGATGGGGAACACCAGAAATTGTTTTTGGTGGTATTACTATTCAAGAAGAAGGTGTAGTTGTTGGTACTGCTGGTAGTGTTCAAACAGTAAACTTTGTTGGTCAGAGTGTAGAGGCAACAGCATTTCAAGGTATTGCTACTGTAACTGTTGATCCATTTGATCCTTCAGGTGAGGATACTTATGTTCAGTTCAACGATAATAATAATTTTGGTGGAGCAGAAGGTTTAGTTTATCAAAAAGAATTACTAAAAGTTGGAATTGGTTCTACCGTATTTGGATCGGAGACTTTATATGTAACAGGTAATCTAGGTGTTCGAGATGAACTTAATGTAGAAAAAGTATTTGTTAACGATAAAACTCCGACTTTGGCAAATGAACTTGCCAGTAAAGAATACGTTGATTTATTTGCAACAGCAGCACTTGTTGTTCAGCAGGCAGTAGCAGTTGGTACAACAGAAGATCTTGGAACAACATATACAAATGGTTCCACTGCTGGTATTGGTAATAGTTTACTTGGTGTTGGTGCAAGACTTACTTCTACTTCTAATGGAATTTTGTTCATTGACCAATATGAAGTTGAAGCAGATGATAGAATCTTAGTTAAAGACCAAACTGTTGAAGCAGAAAATGGATTCTACGTTGCCATTTCAACTGGTAGTGCGTCAACTCCGTTTATTCTAGAAAGAGCACAAGACTTCGACCAACCAGATGAAATCATTGCTGGTGCATTCTCATTCGTAACCAATGGTACTCAAAACGGTGCAAATGGTTTCGTGCTTATTGAAATTGAACCAGAATTTGATTTTCTTGGTAATGGATTTGTCGGTTTCTCCTCAATCAGATTTACACAGTTCTCTGCTGCTGGTCAGGTAGAAGCAGGAGATGGTCTATTCAAAGATGGATCAACAATTAACGTTGGTACTGCAGGTTCAGATAGAATCCGTGTTAATGCTGATGATATTGATCTTGCGGTTGTAAGTACTACAAATACCTTTACAAATTCTACGGAAGAAAAGCATTTTGTTGTAACAATTGAAACTGATGGTTATGGTAGAGTAACTGGATTTACTAGTGATAAGCATCAATATGCATCATATACAGATCATGGTGTTGTGAGAGTTGATCCTCTTGCATTTGAAATCGATGCAATATCTGGAATCATTACTGCAGCAAATTACTTTAATGTTGCTAACATTAACATGCCTCTCGGTGATGATATTGGTATTGCAACTATCAACCTCATAAAAGGTTGCGAAATTGATAGTAATGGAAGCATTCTATCAATGCAAAATGCTAATTTCCTTGGCATTGTCAGTGCAACATCATTTGTGGGTGATGGATCAAATCTAGACAACATTATTACTGGTGTTGGTCTTGCAACTGAAGGTGGTTATGTTGGTAGTGGTGCAACTACTCTGGACTTCAGAGGTCCTGGTATGGGTGCTGTAACAATTGATCTTGTTACTGGTATTGGTACAATTAATGTTGAGGGTGGTAGAGATATTGATCAAATTGGTTCTGCAAACCAAGTTCTATTTAAAGACAACACCAATACAGCAACTACATCTGCCAACTTACAGTTTAATGGAACTGATCTAACTTGTGCGGGAACTGTTACTGCAAACTCTGATGAAAGACTCAAGAAAAATGTAAAAACCATTGATGACGCACTTAACAAAGTACGCAGTCTTCGTGGTGTCGAATATGATCATAAGAAAACTGGTGATCACTGCTTAGGTCTAATTGCACAAGAAGTTGAGGAAATTATTCCAGATGTTGTTTATGAAGATGCGACAGGTGTCAAGTCTGTAGCATATATGAATATTGTTGCTCTCTTGATTGAAGCAGTTAAAGATCAACAACGTCAGATTGACGAACTTAAGAGACAACTGGACTAAATAATTTTATCGAGATATAGATATCATGGCAAAGACCTGCAAACCAGGATATTACTGGTGCTATACCGACAAGAAGTGTAAGAAAATTCCTGTCGGTTGGCATGTGGGTCGTGGTGGAATGATTGAAAAGGATGATGAAGAGACTAAGAAAGAGAATGGAAATGGTGAGTCTTCTGAAGGTAATGGTGGTGAAAATGGTGGCGGGGTGAGTGAAGGAACTCTTCACAAGTGGTTCAAAGGATCCAAATCTAAAGATGGTAAAGGTGGATGGGTCAATGTAGTAACAGGTGGAACCTGTGCGAGTGATGAACCAGGTGAAGGAACTCCAAAGTGTGTTTCTTCATCAAAACGTGCAAGCATGAGTAAAAAGGAAAGACTTTCTGCTGCTAGAAGAAAGAAGAAAGCAGATCCTGGTCAACAACAAAAATCAGGTGCTGCTAAACCAACTTATGTTTCAACCGATAAACCAAAGAAAAAGGTAAAAGAAGATGTTGAACTCACTGATGCATATGGTGAGACATTTGCAGTAATACAAGACGTTATCGAGACAAAACCAATGGAATCAAAAGCACCACCTATCGAGTCATATGAGACTTATGATCTTGAAGCAATGACTGAGGCTAAAGATAAGAAAGGCAAAGGTAGTGGATCAAAAGATGCTTGCTACCATAAGGTCAAGTCTCGTTATTCTGTATGGCCTTCTGCGTATGCATCTGGAGCACTAGTTAAGTGTCGTAAGGTTGGTGCTGCTAATTGGGGCAATAGCACTAAGAAAGAAGAATACTCTGATTGGAGATCAGAACTATTCAACGAAGATTGCTGGGATGGTTATGAGAAGAAGGGTATGAAGACCATGTTTGGTAAGAGATATCCAAACTGCGTTAAAAAGAAGAAGACCAGAAAAGAAGAAGTAGATCTTGGTGAAGCAAAGAATGGTGGTGATAATGATCCTTGCTGGGATAGTCACAAGCAAGTGGGTATGAAAAAGAAGGGTGGTAAAATGGTTCCCAACTGTGTACCCAAAGAGGAAGTAGAACCAGAAGAAAGAAAAGATGAGGTTTGTCCATATTGCAGTTGCGATCCTTGCGAGTGTGAGGGTGTAGAAATTGAAGAAGCAGTAAGAGTTCCTGCAAAAACTGGTAACATCTTCTTTGTTATGGTTACTTGGAGAGGAAAAGGATATTCTCTCAAGATGTTCTTCCCACAAGCAAAGAGACCTACCAGAAAAGAAGTTGAACTTGAAGTTCAGAAAGTCTATCCTGATGGTAGAGTCAGATATATGGAAATTGCTAACGTAAAACCAGGTGAGCAATTCCTACAAGTTTCTGAGGGTGCTGCTTGGACTAAGAAAGCAGGTAAGTCTGAGTCTGGTGGTCTAAATGAAAAAGGACGTAAGTCCTATGAAAGAGAGAATCCTGGTTCTGATCTAAAAGCACCTTCTAAGAAGAAGGGCAATAAAAGAAGAGCATCATTCTGTGCAAGAATGAAAGGTATGAAGAAGAAACTTACTTCTGCCAAAACTGCTAACGATCCAGATAGCAGAATCAATAAGTCCCTTAGAGCTTGGAATTGCTGATATGAACGTAGTAAAACTTCTCGGTGAAGCAACCCAATTAACAAACACTGCTGACAACATTGATAGTGGTGAGAGAATTCTTCTTCAGCATAACCATGCTGGTGGTAACGCACACTTGGTAACTATCAAGAACTCTGGTGGCACTGTTCTCGGAAGTGTTTATGTTGCTCCACATAGACCTATTGTGGTTCAGAAAGAACGCACAGATACTGTGGAAACAGAAGCAGCAGTGACTGACATCTATGCTACAAGTATCGCACATTTGGGATAATATTTTATGAGTGACGTATATCTTGGTAATCCTAATCTAAAAAAAGCAAATACACCTCAAGAGTTCACGAAAGAACAGATTGAGGAGTTTATTAAATGTAAAGAAGATCCCGTATATTTTGCAAAGAATTACGTTCAGATCGTTACTCTTGATCATGGTCTCCAACCATTCAAGATGTATGACTTTCAGGAAAAGTTAGTCAATAGATTTCATAAGAACAGATTTAATATCTGTAAGATGCCACGACAGACTGGTAAGTCTACAACGTGTGTGTCTTATCTGCTTCATTATGCAGTATTCAATGACAGTGTAAATATTGGCATCCTGGCAAACAAAGCAGCAACTGCCCGAGAACTTCTCGATAGGTTACAGACTGCATATGAGAACTTGCCACGATGGATGCAGCAGGGTATTATATCCTGGAACAAAGGTAGTTTGGAATTAGAAAATGGCAGTAAGATATTGGCAGCTTCTACATCTGCAAGTGCTGTCCGAGGTATGTCGTTCAACATCCTCTTTCTCGACGAGTTCGCGTTCGTCCCAAATCACATTGCTGACTCGTTCTTTGCCTCTGTTTATCCTACTATTACGTCTGGTAAGTCAACGAAGGTAATCATCGTTTCTACTCCACACGGTATGAACCACTTCTACCGTATGTGGCACGATGCGGAGAAAGGTAAAAATGAATATGTCCATACTGATGTTCACTGGTCAGAAGTTCCTGGTAGAGATGCAAAGTGGAAAGAACAGACTATTGCAAACACTTCTGAGCAGCAGTTCAAAGTTGAGTTTGAATGTGAGTTCCTAGGATCTGTTGATACACTCATTGCTCCAAGTAAATTAAGAACATTGGTGTATGATGCACCGATGAACAAGAATGCGGGTTTGGATGTATATCAACCTGCTTTAGAGAATCACGATTATGTGATGACTGTTGACGTTGCAAGAGGAGTTGGAGAAGACTACTCTGCATTTGTTGTGGTTGATATTACAGAATTTCCTCATAGAGTTGTAGCAAAATATAGAAACAATGACATCAAACCGATGCTGTTTCCCAATGTAATCTATGAGGTAGCAAAGAATTATAATAGTGCATATATTCTATGCGAAGTAAATGACATTGGAGATCAAGTAGCAGCAATTCTGCAATATGATCTTGAGTATCAGAATCTGTTGATGTGTTCTATGCGAGGTAGAGCAGGACAGATTGTTGGCCAAGGATTTTCTGGTAAGAAGACACAACTAGGTGTCAAGATGTCCAAGACTGTTAAGAAGGTTGGATCACTCAACCTCAAAACTTTGATTGAGGAAGATAAACTAATTTTCAATGACTATGAGATTATTGCTGAACTGACTACCTTTATCTCAAAGCACAATTCATTTGAAGCAGAAGAAGGATGTAATGATGACTTAGCAATGTGTCTTGTCATCTATGCATGGTTGGTTCAGATGGACTACTTCAAAGAATTGACTGACCAGGATGTTCGTAAGAGATTATATGAAGAGCAGAAGAATCAAATCGAACAAGATATGGCACCATTTGGATTTATGTCTGATGGTTTAGAAGATACTAGTTTTGTTGATGCACAAGGAGATCGTTGGTCAAATGCATCTATTGGTGAGTATGGTGACATGTCATATATGTGGGACTATCAGTGATGGATTTTGATGAGCAGATTAAATTAGGACATCTGCTATTATATGAAAGAGAGTGTAGAGTTTGTGGTCAATCTAAGAATCTTGTAGGTGAGTTTTATAGAACTCGTAAAGATAGAGGACCAGTAGCATCTTCATATTCATATGAGTGTAAAGAATGTACGATAAAAAGAATTATGAAAAGTAAAAAGAGTGATAACCTATGGGAATATCCAGATTGGTAGTTCACGTCCAGTTTCCCACATGAAAAGTAGCTTTTTAATAAATATTTTTTAGATAAACTGAACACACGGAGAAAAACATGGCGACTCCTCAATTATCTCCTGGAGTATTAATCCGAGAGGTTGACTTAACTGTTGGAAGAGCTGATAATGTTTTAGATAATATTGGTGCTATTGCTGCACCATTTGCAATCGGTCCAATCGATTACCCAATTGATATTTCAACTGAGCAACAACTTATCGAAAATTTCGGTAAGCCAATTTCAACAGATAGTCAGTATGAGTACTGGATGTCAGCATCATCTTTCCTATCTTATGGAGGAGTCCTAAAGGTAGTAAGAACAGATGGTACTAATCTAGTCAATGCTAACGCAGCAATTGCTGCTGATCAAGTAACCTCATCTGTTGGAGATGCATCACTAAAAATTAAAAATATCGACGACTATAACCTAAACCACGCAGATGAAGTGGCAGGTTATGCATATGCAGCTAAAACTCCTGGTGAGTGGGCAAATGACCTAAAAGTTGCTTTCATCGACGACAGAGGAGACCAAATCCTAACTGTTTCAGATGCAACTGGTGTTTCTGTTGGTGCTGCTGTTACTTACACATTCAACGATGAAGTTCTAGTTTCTGGAGGTTCAACTTCAGCACTATCTGGTGGAACACTAAACGGTGTTGTTACCGAAATTGATGGAACTTCCATTACAGTTAAGGTAAATTCCAGAACTGTTTCTGGAGTTACAACTAACATCGATTATGCAGAAGCTGAAGCAAACCAGTTCCCAGCAACTGCTGATATAGGTGCTAGTGCTGGTGAAATTCAAATCGGTGCTGGTGCTGCTGCAACTGTTACTGCAAGAACAGATTGGTACGATCAACAAACCATTCCTCTAGATAATGGTCTTATCTATTGGAGTCAGATTGCACCAAAACCTGGAACTAGTAACTATGTTAATGAAAGAAATGGACATTCTGATGAATTGCACGTTGCAGTCATCGATGATTATGGCACTGTAACTGGAATCAAAGCAAACGTTCTTGAAAAGCACGTTGGTCTTTCTAAGGCATTGGATGCAGTTTCTGCAGTCAACTCTCCACAGAAGATCTACTACACTCAGTATCTTGCAGACTTCTCCGAATACATCTACGTTGGTGACAATGTTTCTGACGGAAGTGGAAACGAAGATGTTGCACAGACTAAAGCAGGAATTTCTACTGCTGATGGACTTTGGGGTCAGAATGCACAAGATGTTAACTTCGCATCTGTCGGTAATATCACCTATCAACTAAAAGGTGGTAAAGATTATGCATCTGGTTCACAGAGAATGAAGGCAACTCTTGGAGATCTTGTTACTTCATACAGACTCTTCAGAAATGATGAAGAATTCCCAGTTGATTATCTAATCATGGGACCAGGTTGCTCAACCAAGTATGAGTCTCAAGCAAAAGCAGCTGAACTCATTGCAATCGCAGAACTTAGAAAGGATTGTGTTGCAGTAATTTCTCCTCATCGTGCTGATGTTGTTGACATTGCTGATTCCAACACTCAAACAACTAATATTCTAGAGTTCTTCGCACCACTTTCATCCTCTTCTTATGCGATCTTTGATACTGGATACAAGTACATGTTTGATAGATTCAACAACAGATTCCGTTACGTTCCAACTAACGCAGACGTTGCTGGTCTATGTGTAAGAACTTCAATTGAAGCATATCCTTGGTTCTCACCTGCTGGTCAGCAGAGAGGTGTTCTGAATAGTGCAATTAAACTTGCATACAATCCATCCAAGGCACAAAGAGATCGTCTCTATCCTAAGAGAATTAACTCCATCATCAATTCTCCTGGAACTGGAATCATCCTCTTTGGTGATAAAACCGCACTCGGTTACAACTCCGCATTCGACAGAATCAACGTTCGTCGTCTGTTCCTCACAGTCGAGCAAGCACTCAAGAGTGCTGGTGATGCACAACTCTTTGAACTCAACGATGAGATCACAAGAGCAAACTTCATCAACATTGTTGAACCATACCTACGTGATGTTCAAGCAAAGAGAGGTCTCTACGGATTCCTAGTTGTTTGTGATGAATCCAATAACACTCCCGACATCATTGACAACAATGAATTCAGGGCTGACATTTTCCTCAAGCCTACAAAGTCAATCAACTACGTCACTCTAACATTTGTTGCAACACGCACAGGTGTTAGCTTTGAGGAAGTTGCTGGCAGAGTTTGATATTCGTTTTTTATAAATTTAATTAGGGAGCTTAAACTAAAATGGCAAACAATCCAACACTCAAAAATCTCTCCTCATTTAAGACTAGGCTTGCAGGTGGTGGTGCAAGACCTAATATCTTTGAGGTGCAGCTTGATGATTTCCCAGCAGAGGTAAAGTCCTTCTGGGGATCTGAAGAGAAAGTTGATTTTAGATTCTTCTGTAAATCAGCACAACTTCCTGCATCTAACGTTGCAGCAATTGAAATTCCTTTCAGAGGTAGAACACTGAAGGTTGCGGGAGACCGCACCTTCGATACCTGGACTGTTACGATCATCAACGATGAAGACTTCAAGATCAGACATGCTTTCGAGGCATGGATGAACTTACTCTCCAAACTTGATAACGCAACTGGTGCAGTCAACCCAACCTCTTATATGAGGAATGCAACTGTTCATCAACTTGGTAGATCCGACAAACTTGAAGGAACCAAAGTTCGTGACAAGGTTGATACTGCTGGTCCTGGTGGTGGTTCTTCAGGAAGTGGTGATAGCACCGTTCTAAGAACTTACAATTTCATTGACATTTTCCCAACTAATGTCTCTGCAATTGATCTTTCCTATGATACCTCAGATACTATCGAAGAATTCACCGTCGAATTCCAAGTTCAGTACTTTGAAATGGTAGGTGGTCCTGGAACCCTCAGGTAATATCTACCTAAATAGATAAAACTTAGCAGTTAAATTATGTCCAGACTTTTTGGATTTTCAATTGAAGATTCGGATCCAAAGTCACCGTCAGTCGTCTCCCCCGTTCCTCCAAATAATGAGGACGGGGTTGACCATTATTTGAGTACAGGATTTTTTGGGTCTTACGTTGATATAGAAGGTGTATATCGAACAGAGTTTGATCTACTTAGAAGATATAGAGAAATGTCTCTACATCCTGAAGTAGATAGTGCAATCGAGGATATTGTAAACGAAGCAATTGTTTCTGATTCTGATGATTCACCTGTAAAGATTGAATTATCAAACCTAAATGCTAGTGATGGCATTAAGAAAAAAATTCGTGAAGAATTTAAAACTATTCTAGATTTATTGGATTTTGATAAAAAGTGTCACGAAATCTATAGGAATTGGTACATTGATGGGAGACTATATTACCACAAGGTAATCGATCTCAAAAAACCTCAAGAAGGTATTCAAGAATTACGTTACATCGACGCAATGAAGATGCGTTATGTTCGTAAAACTAAGAAAGATAAGAGTAATCCAAATGTTCTAGTTAGAAAGAACACTGAGGATCCAATGGATTATGTGTTCCCTGAAGTAGAAGAATACTTCATGTACACACCAAAACTCCAGTATCCAAACCAGGCAGCTGGTGGAATGAATGATGCCAAGGGTGTAAAAATTGCAAAAGATGCTATTGCATATTGCACTTCTGGACTAGTAGATAGAAATAAGGGATCAACTCTATCATATCTTCACAAAGCAATTAAGTCTCTCAATCAACTTAGAATGATTGAGGACTCTCTGGTTATCTACAGATTATCCAGAGCACCAGAACGTAGAATTTTCTACATTGATGTTGGTAATCTACCTAAGCAGAAAGCAGAACAATATCTGCGTGATGTTATGAGTAGATATCGTAACAAACTCGTATATGATGCGGGTACTGGTGAGATTCGTGATGACAAAAAATTCATGTCAATGCTAGAAGATTTCTGGCTACCAAGACGTGAAGGTGGTAGAGGAACTGAAATTTCTACTCTACCTGGTGGTCAAAATCTTGGTGAAATCACAGATATTGATTACTTTAAGAAAAAACTATATCAATCACTTAATGTTCCACCATCAAGAATGGATGGTGACAGTGGTTTCAATCTTGGTCGTTCTTCAGAAATTCTAAGGGACGAACTCAAGTTCACAAAGTTTGTTGGACGTTTGAGAAAGAGATTCTCAAATATGTTCAATGATATGCTTAAAACTCAACTTATTCTCAAGAATATTTGTACTCCAGAAGACTGGGAGACAATGAGTGAGCATATTCAATATGATTTCCTTTATGATAATCACTTCTCAGAACTCAAAGAAACTGAGTTGATGACTGAAAGACTTAATATGGTTGCAACTGCAGAACCATATGTCGGTAAGTATTTCTCTCAAGATTATCTAAGAAGAAAGATCCTTCGTCAGACTGATGAAGAAATCATTGAACAGGATAAACTTATTGATAAAGAAATTAAGACAGGAGTTATTCCTGATCCAGCAACAATTGATCCACAAACAGGAATGCCATTTGCACCTGAAGGTGGTGATTTGGGTCAACCAGTAATGGAACCTGATATGGAAGCAGATGCTCAAGCAACTGCAGCACCTGAAATTGGTGCAAAAGATCTTAAAAGTGCAGAGATCTGATAAATAAAAACGTTACTTAAATTAAAATCATGGACGATTTAATGGATATGATCCTTCAAGACGAGTCACCAACAAATATTAGTGACAGAATTAAGGATGTGCTCTTTGCAAAAAGTGCAGAAAAAATTGATGCTTTGAAGCCATCTATTGGAAATGCAGTCTTTGATGAGACTGAAGTTGAGTCTGAAGAAGAGGAATAAAGTATAAATAACTTATAAAAGCACTTTTGTACTATGGACAGAACATTACTGTTGGGTGGAGAATCTGCTTTACCCACTACAACGGGCACTGCTACTAGTTTTTCTCAAGCATCTGCAGTCAGACTTGTTAATAATTCTTCTACAGCATACCACGTTGTTGTAGTAGAAACTCAGAGTGGAACCATGATTGGTTCAATGACTATGCCTGGTAATTCTGTAGAAATTCTTGAGAAGCAATATGCACATTGTGTATATGCTGAAAATGCAAGTGTTCGTGGTGCAAAAGTAGGATTTACAGGTTAAACAAATGAAACTTATCAGAGAAGAAATCGAAAAGGTAGAGGTTATTACCGAAACAAAGAACGGTAAGAGAACTCTCTATATTCAAGGACCTTTTCTACAAACCGAACAACAAAACCGTAATGGCAGAGTATATCGTCGTAACGTAATGGAACGTGAGGTTAAAAGATATACTGATGAGCACATTTCAAAAGGTCGTGCTCTAGGTGAACTCGGTCATCCAGATGGTCCAACCATTAACCTTGACCGTGTTTCTCATAAAATCGTTTCTCTTGAGCAAAAGGGAAATGACTTCATTGGTAAGGCACAAATCCTATCAACACCAATGGGTAAGATTGCCGAGTCTCTTCTTAACGAAGGTGTATGTCTCGGTGTTTCTTCTAGAGGTATTGGTTCACTTCGTCCAACCAAAGAAGGTTACTCTGAAGTTGGTGAAGACTTTATGTTAGCAACTGCAGCAGATATTGTTGCCGATCCATCTGCACCTGATGCATTTGTTCAGGGAATTATGGAAGGTAAAGAATGGGTTTGGGAAGGTGGTATCCTTCGTGAACAAATTGCATCAAAAACTGCAAAGAGAATTAACACCTTAGTTGATCAAAGAGCACTTGATGAGCACAAGCTCGGATTATTCAATGATTTTCTAAATTCACTATAAGTAGTGGTGCCTACATAAAACATTTTAATTTATAAATAAATATAGTTAATCTAAACTAAAAGATAAACGGAGAGTCTCAAATGTCTAGTGACAACAATTTACAGGAAATGGAAGCAGGCACTAAGCAATCCAACACTGCTGTTAATGCTGGAGCTGCCAAAGCAGATCCTATGCCAACAATGGCAGATCCTGGAACCCAACTTGCTTCTGTAGAAGATCTTGGTGGTCCTACCCCCGAGAATTATAAGTCTGACGACGATTCAGCAAAACTCAAAGAACCAGCTGCAACACTCAAGCAAGTTAGAGATGTTGTTACTAAGTCTGCTGGTAAAGCAGATCCAATGCCAAAAGGCATGAAGGAAGAAGAGGAAATCACTGATGAAGTGGTTGCTGAAGAAGAAACCACAGAAGAAGAAGTTGTCACCGAAGATGAGGAGACAACCGAAGAGGTAGTTGCTGAAGAAGAAACTACTGAAGAAGAAGTTGTCGAAGAAGAGACAGTTGAGTATGACATGGAAGAAGATGTTAACGCACTTCTCCAAGGTGAGGAACTCTCCGAAGAATTCCAAGAAAAAGCAAAAACCATCTTTGAAGCAGCAATCAATGCAAAGGTTGCAGCAATCAAAGAAGGTCTAGAAGCACAATACGAAGAAAAACTACTTGAAGAAGTAGTAGAAATTAAAGAAGGTCTAACTGCACGTGTTGACTCTTATCTAGAGTACGTTGCAGATGAGTGGATGTCCGAAAACGAACTCGCAGTCGAACATGCACTTAAGTCCGAAATGACTGAATCCTTCCTCTCTGGAATGAAGGATCTTTTTGAAGCACATTATGTAACTATCCCTGAAGAGAAATACAATGTAATTGATAGCATGGTAGAAAAACTTGATGACATGGAGACTAAACTCAACGAGCAAATTGAGAAGAATGTTTCCCTAAACTCCAGACTCGCAGAGGCTGTTGCTGAGGGTATTCTTGATCAAGTTTCTGGTGGTCTCGCCGAGACACAGAAGGAAAAGCTCGCTTCACTTGCTGAAAGTGTTGAGTTTGAAAGTGAAGAAAAATATCGTGAAAAATTGGAGACACTTAAGGAGTCATATTTCTCCACTAAGGCAGCTCCAAAAGCAAAAACTGAGACACTATCCGAAGGTGCAGATGCTGCTCCAGAGCAGGTTTCTGGATCTATGGCAGCATACCTGAAGACACTCTCTTCATTTGCTAAAAACTGAATTCAATATTAATCAAACGAAAACAAACACTTTATAGGTAAACCGCAATGTTCAATTCCGAGCAATTGCAGGAGAAGTGGGCACCCGTTCTCGATCACCAGGGTCTTGAAAATATTCAAGATTCCCATAAGAGAGCAGTTACCGCAGTCCTGCTAGAAAACCAAGAAAAATTCCTAAGAGAGCAAAATGCTTTCTCTAACTCTGGATCCTTCCTAACTGAAGCACCAACCAATGCAGTAGGTTCTGATGGTTTCCAAGGTGGATCTGCAGATGCTGGTCCTACCGCAGGTTTCGACCCAGTTCTGATTTCCCTAATCAGACGCTCTATGCCTAACTTGGTCGCATACGACCTCGCAGGTGTTCAGCCAATGAGTGGTCCTACTGGACTCATCTTCGCAATGCGTTCCCGCTACACCAACCAGAGCGGAACCGAAGCACTGTTCAACGAAGCAGATACTGCATTCTCTGGACAGGATTCTGGATTCAACAATACCAGTGGCTTCACTGATGCTACTGCTGGTATGGGTACTACTGCACAAGCAGGTGGTAATCCTTCCGTTCTAAACCCAGTTGGTACTGGTAACTCCCTATCCTACAACGTTGGACAGGGCATGAGAACTGATGATGCTGAGAATCTCGGCGTCACCGATCAGTTCAACGAGATGGCATTCAGCATCGAGAAAGTTACTGTGACTGCAAAGTCCAGAGCACTCAAAGCTGAGTACTCCCTAGAACTAGCACAAGACATCAAGGCAATCCACGGTCTGAATGCTGAGGCTGAACTCGCAAACATTCTCTCCACAGAGATTCTTGCAGAGATCAACCGTGAAGTCATTCGTACCATCTACAAGGTTGCTGAGCAAGGTGCTACCGTCAACACCGCAACTGCTGGTGAGTTCGACCTAGACATCGACTCCAACGGTCGTTGGTCTGTTGAGAAGTTCAAGGGTCTACTCTTCCAAATCGAGCGTGATGCAAACCAGATTGCACAGAGAACTCGTAGAGGAAAGGGCAACATCATCATGTGCTCTGCAGACGTTGCTTCTGCACTAGCAATGGCTGGTGTTCTAGACTACACCCCAGCACTCAACGCAAATCTCAACGTTGATGACACTGGCAACACCTTTGCTGGTACTCTACTCGGTAAGTTCCGTGTATACATCGACCCATATTCTGCAAACAATGCTACTAACCAGTATTACGTTGCAGGTTATAAGGGTTCTTCACCTTATGACGCAGGTCTCTTCTACTGCCCATATGTACCTCTCCAGATGGTACGTGCAGTTGGCGAGAACACCTTCCAGCCAAAAATTGGCTTCAAGACCCGTTACGGTCTAGTTGCTAACCCATTCGCAGAAGGCACCAACCAGGGTCTCGGTGGACTAAATGTCAACGCAAACCGTTACTACAGACGTGTAACTGTTAAGAACCTAATGTGATCCATCGTTCACATTTCTTCAGAGGTCCTTCGGGACCTCTTTTTTTATGCATACATAATAAAGCAGAGAAACTATCATGCTAAAAACACCAAGAGACATTGTAAATGACAGACTTTCCTGGTCTAGTGATGATGCAATGAAAAACCATTGCGTTTATGTTTTGGAACAATATTTGAAGGAAGAACCAGCATTAACACCAGAAGATTTAAGACAAGCACTTGGAAATTATCTCATGGGACTGGAGTGATAAATAGAGTATCCAAGGATCTCTATCGTGGCAGTAACATCATTAGCATTTAAAAAGCAGATTGCGAACAGGAATTTTCTTGCTCCAACTGGTTTCAAGTTCTCACTAACAAGAGCACCTAAACTATCATACTTTACCAATTCGGCAAATGTCCCTGGTATAAGATTGGGTGTTGCAGAACAAGGATCGTATCTCAGATACATTCCCGTTCCAGGTGACATGATGGAATTTGATGATCTTTCAATTCGATTCTTGGTTGATGAAGATCTATCCAATTATCTAGAAATTCAAAATTGGATGAGAGGTCTTGGATTCCCAGAAAGTCTTCAAGAAATTTATGATCTTCAAAATGAAGAGAATTTGTTGGGACAACCATTTACAAATAACCAACAAAATCATTACTCTGATGGCACTCTGCAAATCTTAACTAATACAGAAAATTTAAATTATAATATTGTATTCAAGGATATGTTCCCGACATCACTTTCCGATATGGAATTTGATTCTACAGATACTGACATTCAATATTTCACAGCAACAGTAACCTTTAAATACAGCATATACACTATCAACAACAGGTTTAACAAACGGGTATGACCTTTGACATTAGCATGATTAAATCAATGTGGGAGAAAGATTCCCAAATTGATATTGACAACTTACATGAAGAATCACTAAAAATTCCAGTTCTGCATTCAAAATACTACGACATCTTCAACAATCTAGTATTACTAAAAGCAAAAGCAGAACAGCAAAGAAAAAACGTAAGACACGAAAGATACGAATATTATTCTGGAAAAGCAGATCCTGATGTGTATGTAAAGGATCCTTTCCCCAAAAAAGTAAGAGATAAAGATGCTATGAATAAGTATCTTGATGCTGATCAGAAGTTATCTTCTATCAGTATGAAGATTGAGTATTACCAAGTAATGATCAACTATGTTGATAGTATTCTTAAACAAATATCTAACAGAACATACCAAATAAAAAACTCAATTGAATTTTTGAAATTCCAAGCTGGATATGGCTAATCTAATTATTGAAAAAGTAAACGAAGTATATCTAAAAATAAAAACCGAACCACATATCGAATACGAATTAAGAGATCATTTTAGATTTGAAGTTCCTGGGGCAAAGTTTATGCCTCAATACCGTAAAAGAAACTGGAACGGTGAGATACACTTGTTTGATATGAGGACAAAGAGACTTTACATAGGTCTCTTACATAGACTTGTCGAGTTTTGCAGCAATTACAATTACACATATGAGTTTGTAACAAACAAGTACTATGGAAAACCTTTTGAAGTTAATAGTGAAATTAGTCTAGAAGGAGTTAAGGATTATCTTGCTTCGATAACTGCTTTAACCCCAAGAAATTATCAGATTGAAGCAGTTCATGATGCATTAAGATATAACAGAAAGATTCTGTTAAGTCCAACTGCGTCAGGAAAAAGTCTGATGATTTACGCTGTCGTGAGATATCATGTGGATAAAGGTCGAAAAATTCTTGTAGTTGTTCCAACGACCAGTCTAGTAGATCAACTCGTCTCTGACTTTCGGGATTATGGATGGGATTCTGATTCATACTGTCACAAAATATACGCAGGATGTGAAAAACAAACGGATCTCCCTGTAACCGTTACTACATGGCAGTCTATTTATAAATTAGAACGTAGTTATTTTGAAGATTTTGATGTAGTCATTGGTGATGAGGCACATTTATTTAAGAGTAAGTCTCTCATTACAATCATGACACACCTCCATCATACTAAGTATCGGTATGGTTTTACAGGAACACTAGATGGAACTCAAACTCATAAATGGGTTCTAGAAGGATTGTTTGGTCCTTGCTATCGTGTAACTAGAACAAAAGAATTGATGGAAAAGGGTCATGTGTCAGATCTTGAGATTAGATGTCTTATCTTGAAGCACACTCCTAAAAAATTTGATACTTATGAGGATGAGATACAATATCTAATTGGACATGAGAGAAGAAATAAATTTATAATCAACCTTGCAAAGGAACTTGAAGGTAACACTCTGATACTTTACAGTCGGGTTGCCGCACACGGTGAGCCCCTTTTTGAAAAGATAAATAGTTCAGTAAGTGAAGGACGAAAAGTATTTTTTGTCCACGGTGGAGTTGACTCTGAAGAAAGGGAAGAAGTCCGACGAATAACTGAGAATGAAAGTAATGCAATTATTGTAGCATCATATGGAACTTTCTCAACGGGAATTAACATTAGAAATCTTCATAATGTTATTTTTGCTAGTCCGTCTAAATCAAGAATCCGCAATTTACAGTCCATCGGTAGAGTTCTAAGAAAGGGTAAGGATAAAACCAAAGCAACTCTTTATGATATTGCAGACGACTGCACAATTAGAAGTTTGAAAAACTATACTCTCAATCACTTAATCGAAAGAATTAAAA